ATACAAGCAAGGTTATTAAACCTGTTGTTGATGATCTCAATCGCATTGCTCTGGAAGTTCACACTTTACAACAAGATATTGAAAAAAACCTAGGAAAGTAGGGGCCCGCCCTATCGGACGATAGGACGAGCAAACAAAAGTGAAGAAGAGCTTCATTTTTGCTTATAATTTTTTCTTTGTCAACCACCCATTTTGTAGTATATTTTCCCATATAATAATAAAAAGAAAGAAGGTACAAGATGTACGTTATTGATAAAAAGAAAGAACAAGTAGCGAAGATGAAAGGAAAAACTTTAGCGGAGTTTTTAAATGTGGTCATGAAACATGAGATTGGCGATTTTTGTTTTGCTACAACCGAACAAGAAGCAGGAAATATTATCCTGTCATTAATGAAGGAGAAACAAAATGCCCGACACACAGAAGTATAAATCCGTATCCGTTCCAAGCGATACTTACAAAATATTAGTTCATTTAAGTAAACATATCTTTGAAGCACCCTTGACCATATCGAAGACCATTGAATACTTGGCCCGGAAAGAAGAAAAGAAAAATGGCAAAGGCTAATTTCAAATGTGGTGAATGCCAAGGCGCTGGCTATATTGAAACAAGAAGAAACAAGAACGAGAGTGTGGTGTTGAAATGTTCTCGTTGCAATGGGAAAGGATTTGTGAAAGTTGAGAAACCTATTTTACATGAAAGCATCGTTGGTGATGATTATCGTCTTACTTATATCAAAGGGGGCTGATGCATGGCTACTAATCTGAAGTCGATTAAAGGAATTACTTCAGAGTTAATCGCTGCAGCAGAATACACAAAGAATGGATTTTATGTATCTCTTTCTCTCGATCCTTTATGTCCTTTCGATCTTGTCGTCACTGATAGCGACGGTAATAGTTTTTTGGTGGATGTAAAGACCGAGAGTAAACGCAAAACAAAATCAGGAACGCATGATAAAGGAGGACGAATTTATCGTGCGTTAACCGAAGAACAACAAAAAATGGGAGTCCGACTCCGATACATTCCTTGGGAGGAAAAAGATGAAGAAGATTAATGAATTTTACTACCCGACGTCGTTTATTCGAAGTGACGTTGAAGGCAAAGGTCGGACTTACGATGTCCAAGATCAGATATCGTTGGCCAGTGTCACGACGATCTTAGGTGACACGAAAGACAAATCGTTTTTGACGGAATGGAAGAAACGGGTTGGTGAAGAAAAGGCTAAGAAGATTGTATCGGACGCCGCGAAACGTGGAACGTCGATGCACCATATTATTGAAGGGTGGGTATCCGGTCAACAACACTTGGATTTGACTCCGATTGGTCAAAATGCTCATAGTATGGCCAAACAGATTATAAAAAACGGTTTAGAGAGCCGTCTAGAGGGGTATTACGGTATCGAGGCCCTGATGTATTACCCTGGATTGTATGCCGGTAGTGCGGATTTAGTCGGTTTACATGAAGGAGAGATTGCGATCATTGATTTCAAACAGACGAATAAACCCAAACGTGAAGAGTGGATCGAAGATTATTTCTTGCAGCTCTCGGCTTATGCCATGGCTCATGACTATATCTATGGGACCTCTATTGACAAAGCAATAATTATGATGTGTAGTGTAGATAATTATTATCAGGAATGGATACTTTCTGGTGCACAATTGAAACATTATAAACACGAGTTTTTAAGGAGAGTCGACCAGTATTATGGTCAAATAGAACAAGGATTATAAATGGGATCAGTCATACCACAAGCAGTAAGAACCGGAGCACCTTTACTTATTGGTGGGGGTATCACCAGTTCTCAGATTAACCCTGAGGATATGAAAGGTATTTTATCTTCTGGTGTGGGATCTCCGGCTACTTCTATCATCATGGAAAAAGTTAAAGGCGAGTCCATCAAAGATACCAATATTGGTAAGGTTAAAGATGTGCTAGGTCGATTAGGTGTTAAAGATTCAGAGGTAGCTCAAAAGATAGCCGAGGATATGGTCGGTGATTATGATGACGCCGTTTTAGGTGATGATGAAATCATGGGTGAAATCATGAACCGTGAAGATGTTAAAGAACAGATTAAGAAAGACAGGGAAGATAGAGAACCCAATGCTCAGGGCGGCATGATCGACAAACCTTTGTACGATCGAGCTTGATGATGAAATTTTTTTTAGTGGGGTGGGTTTGTCTCGGTACGATGAACGTGGACTACCAATGCGTTCGCATGGCTTCAGAAGTAACTCACGACACATACGAAAGCTGCAATCAATATTATCAATTATTTCGAGAAAGTGTGGTTGACACCGGCGCTAATTTAAAATTTACCTGTGTTGAAGCCGGATTATTAGAAGACGTTTTTTAGTCGAAAGACGACAGAGTGAATACTGTTGTTAAAAATTGACTAGATTTCTATAGATTGTATTACCATTATACACGAAATAAACCTTTCCTGTTTTAATGTCTATCGCCTTTCTACGCGTAGTTTAGCATACCTGGTATTAAAAATCAGCAATTCTTTTCTCTTGACTTTTTGTTAGAACATGGGCCATGAAAGGAAATATTGAAATGTTTAATCTAACCAAAAAAGCAAAGGATCACTTCTTAAATTTATTTAAGAGCGAAGATCAAAAAGAAGAAGAGTTTAAAAACTTCTTAAAAGCAGAGTACAAGAAAGATTGGAAAGCTGCCTACGCCTGGTTCAAAGAGGAAGGTTCTCTTCCTAATTTTATTCGTCGAACTCTTTAGTTTTGACACGATCGAGCTCACCCCGTCCGTCACAAAAAGGACAGGGTAGCTTCTCGATCTTCCCTGTGCCGTGGCATTCGATACAGACACGGACGTTATAGTTCATCTGTTCTTTTTCGTAGTTTTCTTTTTGGTTATTCATTTCTCTTGGTTATTGGTACGTGGGCCGTGGAGCGTGGATGACCGGCGTATAAGGGGAGATTTGGGAAAACATTTTTTTAAAAATAAAAAAATAGCTGAAACCCCCGGTAGTGGTGGTAGAGTAAGAAAACACCTTATTTTTCAACAATAATAGCACGATTTTGGTCTACCACGGCCGTGGTAGACGTGGTAGAGTAGATTTCAAAAAAGCTATATTTATCAACACTTTTCAATCTCCTAGCTTGGCGCGCGTAGGTTTTTGGTTTTTCAGAAAAAAAATTGATTTGCCTAAAATCTCCCTTATAGTGAGCGTATGAAAATAGTGAACGTTGTTTGGCTGGATACAAATGAGTGTAGTTTGTCCGGCTGGCAAAGCAAAGAAGAACTAATGGAAAGCAAACCTTGCACTGTTTCATCATTGGGATACCTCATCAAAGAAGATAAAGATTGCATTACAATAACTGCAGACAAAGATCATTATGACGAAGATGATTTATATGGCAGGGCTCAGGTTATACCCAAAGGTGTTGTAATAAAGATTGAAATTTTGGAAGCTATTAAGAATCCTCATCCAGAACTTCTTCGACGGGCTTAATCAGTTTTAGTTCAGTAGGTTTTTTAACTTTGTCTTTTAAGGATTCAACGTCTTCATGTTCTAACAATAATTTATTATCCTCGATAATCTCAGATAATCTAGCTTCTAATTCTCTTTCGCTAAGGTCTTCCAGCTTACCGTGTTTAATAATCTTTTGTTCAATATATAATCCGGCGGCTTTGCCCCTGGCTACTTCTGCATTGATAGCTGCAGACCAAGCACCCTTTTCTCTAGCTTCTTCTCGAAGTCTAGCTAGTTCTGTAATGTGAGAACCATAATCTACTTTGTATTTTTCCTGTAGTTCTGATCTGATTTCATCAATATATTTAACAACCAAAGGAAATCTTCTAGGATTGCGTAGCTCTGAAGCTCTTACATGTGCAGAACCTTCTGCATAGCCAGCTTCAATAGCACACTCTGTTGGAGACTTACGACCTTCGTTTGTCACCAGCAATGTAGCAAATTTTATTTGCTGTTCTGTTAATACTTTTGGTAAACCCATGCTTTCTTATAAGAAATATATTTTGTAAAATCAAGTAATTTGTGATATTGTTTTACTAGAAGTGAGGGCTATTGTTGTTTTCATAAAGCATGTTCCTCCTAAAAACATAGTCTTTTCAAACCCTCACTTCTAACTTGAAAGAAGAGGTATAAATTATAATATGTTAGACATGAAGTTTAAAAACAAAAAGGAAGAAGAAGAATGGAGAGAGCAGTTACAAGAAGCTATCGATGTTCTACAACAACAACCGGTTCATTTTTTTAGATCAGAACATATTCTCCCTATCTTGCAAAAGATGACACCCGAGCAATTAGAAATATTCGAACACCTTACAGGTATCTACAGACAAACACTTCACTAGAATGTCATCCTATACTACGAAGGCTTTAGTCCAGATCTTAGAAAAGTTTTGTGAAAGTCCTGTTGGTAGTCATGCAAGAGTACAAATGGTGCTACCACAAGGTAGAAATCCTTTGCAACGAGAGTTTAATATCAAAGAAATTAAGTTAGTTGAGAACCAAATTATCGGTGCAAAAGAGAAATATCGTATGCTAATCCTAGTGGAGTAATTACTTTGAAACCAGAGTCAGCCTTCTGGCTAGAAACGAAAGAAAAGCTTAACGGATTTTCCTTGATAAGGCTAGAAAGTTGGGCATCTGCTGGCATCCCAGATATACTTGGATATAGTGATAAAAAAGGATTTTTTACCATAGAGTTAAAAGTAACGACTAGTAAGAAAATACGCTTCTCACCCCATCAAATCGCGTTTCATTATAAGCATCCAAAGGATAGCTATATCTTAGTCAAGACCCCCGTTCCACGATCCGTGAAACTTTACCCGGGGTCCGCGATTCGCGAGCTTGTAGCCGATGGGCCCACCCACCCACCACTAGCGGAAGGTTGGGAAGCTTGTCGCCTGTCGCTTGACGCTTGATGCCTGTGGCTTGTTGCTTGCTGCCTGTAGCTTGTCGCTTGTGGCCTCTGCCTAATAATTCATGAAAAAAATTTCGTGGTTCGCTATCTCCGTAGGAGATAGCGAACTGCGTTTTAATGTTTACCATAAGATACGTTTTGAACTTTCTTGTCCCAGCATTGTCTACAATCCTTGCATTGATTGCCCTGCTGTGGAGCCGGGCATGATGCGCCGGAGGTAACAACTGTTGAGGTCCACGCCCAACTCTTGGGCGCCGGGCCGTCAACTTTGGTTGCTGACAATCTAATAATCAAATTAGACGGTACATCCTCCGGCTTGATTGTAGAAAGGATACCAGCCTCACGCGTTGGCAGCCAGTGTCTGACTTCTGGCGTCAACTCGCAAACCTGGAAGATCCGCTGTAAGTGTTCCAGAGACTGGATGTCCCCGGAATCATGCCAGCGAAACACGTTTTTCTTTGATGATTGTATCAGATACACCATCCCGAAAACCCATTGCGAATTTGTCATTGCTGCCTGGTACCGGCGTTCCAGTGCGTCCTGCACGTTGCGGAACCGGTAACGGCCCTTGAGAGCGTAGCAGCCATGACAAACAGAGCCCGGAACCTTGGCCAGCTTCGCGCCTACCTTACAGCGCGCCGCGGGTATGTTATAGGAATATCCGGGCATCTTGGAGGGCTTCGATAGCCCTCCGGTGATTTGGTTAGCTTCTTTTTTGTTCATTGATTTCTTGGTTATCTGTTTGAATAATTTCTAGCAGCAGCATATACAGCCCGAAGCTCTCAATCTTTGGCCAGGGTTTATTGCCTTTACTTTTCATTTGTCGGACTTCCTCCGCAAGTTTACAGATCCTAGTCCTTAGGTTCATATGTTGTTTTTTATAATTCATAATCTAATTATCCTTTCTACAAATAATCTAGCATATTATGGGAGCGTGTCAAGCTTGTCGCTTGTCGCCTATGGGCCCACCCGCCCCCAGCTCGTCGCTTGCCGCCTGGATCCCTTCCAGGATCGGGCCCGCGTAATTTGATTCGACCAGATACTGATCACCCATCATCGGACACCACTGGACGTGATCGTCCCACCAAGCTTGAGCTGCATCGTCGACCGGGGTAAACCCGGTCAACGTTCCATGATTAGTTATTTGGAATTTCAAAACATTCCTCCATGATGTCGTCCAGGTATACGCTGCCCATCTCATCGAAGAACCCTGCATCAGATCCTTTAACATCCATGAGTACAGCATGTTTCCAGCCCTTACCCTGGCGCGGTGACTCGACCAGCTTGGCCCGGATAGGGCCAAGACCATTGTCGATGTAATACCAGCTGTCTTTCTTTAGTTTTTCTTTGTCCATCGTTTTCCTTTCTCCGGTGGGGCTGGCCCTGCAGGACCAGCCCCAAGTGGTCTTCAAGTATTTAGCGCAAGGAAGACCGTTCGTGCGCATTATCTTTATAGCATTTTATGGGACCAATGTCAACAGCTCGATGCTTGCCGCCTATGGGCCCACCCTCCCCCAAACACCTCGTTTCATATACCTCACGGACAGGCTCTGGGTTGACTGCGTTTCGTCAAACGCAGTTCATAGCCCCCTATGGGGGCTATGAACTAGGCTTGAGTTTGTATCCCAGATACAACGAGTGTATCTGGTTTTCTTCTATTGTTAGCCATAGCTTTCAACTGTTCTAGTCGATCTTCTGATACAACTGCAAGATTAGTTGAAATACTATCACCATTAACCAAAATGCTTTCGTTAATATCTGACCAATACTCTTTGACTTCATCTAAGTATTTAGCTTGTTCGATCACAGTACACATAGTGTCCTGATTAGTTTTACAATAATCGTAATACATTCTATGGCATTGTATCAACTCAACTTTAGCTTGTTCAAAATTTAAAACAAACTCATGTTGCCAATCCTGTATTGCGTATGCTCGACTATGACAACCCCCTGTATTCACAACTTCTAGTGAAAAAGGATTATCTTTTTCTCTGCCATAGCCATGACTTTGACTAAAGTTATCCCTTAACCAATTAGTATTGGCACTTGACTCAGTATTGAGTTGAGGATTTCTTACACCACCACTTGCGTGGTGTTGGCACTCAACGAAAGGGTTTAACCCACTCGCTATCATCTTATCGTGATTTAACGCATAGCTAACATCATCATGTAAATCAAATGATATTCTGTTTTCACCTGCGTCGCCAGATTGCACATTCTTTAGAACGAAACATGCGTCCATTGTTGTAAAGGTAGTATGATAACTTCTATCGCTATTATACTTTCGCATTACATCACGATCTGCTTTTGGAAATCGTTCTTCGACTAGCTTCTTACAGATTTCGTGAACATCTGTTTGCGTAGAGAAGAAACGAGTTTGAGCTTCGATTAAATTGTCTTTCTGCTCACAAGGAGTTTGAAGAACAACTTTCCAATGCTCTTTTTTAAGTGCTGATCTTTTAGCACCATTTAGTCTTAATCGATCTGTCATCTTTTATCCTTTCTAACAAAATTATACATTGATTAAGTTTGGAAGTCTAGCGATAGTTTCGTTAAAGTGTTCCAAGTATGCGTCAACACACATTTGACGACAAAACAAAGGTTGTGAATTTTCATTTTTAGGAAAAGTCCACCTGACCTTTTTTTCGTCCTCAAGATACTCGGAATTATATTGGCTCGTGGCTTGTAGCCACCTGTCCTTAGATGTCTTGCCAACTCTTTGATCAAAAGTACGATACCAACTATCGCCACCATAGGCATACTGTCCAACAGTTCGCCCACAGGTTTTGCATTTTCGTTTATCCATGTTATCCTTTCTCTTATACAAAAGTATAAGGGTAAGGGGACAACCCCTTACCTTTGTACTTTTCTACTTCCACCTAGTCGGCAAGAAAGCCAACCAGATAACAACTATCGTAATCAAAATATAGATAAGTACATCTATCATTTTCTTACATTTGCCTCATCAGGAATATAACCTAAAATTTCAACTACATCTTTTGCAGTTCTAAAGTTATTCTTCTCTGTGTCGAAATAAGTCAAGAGAACATCACCTTTCGAACTTGTCCAAACTTTGCAATCATCAGTCCATTTACCAATACGAGAAATTATCTTATCGTGTTTCTTTGCAAAGTATTTGACCTTGAAAGTTTTATCTTTCAAATCATCTTCTGTTAGATTTAGTTTCTTCATTATTCCTTATCCTTTCTTGTGGGATATTATAACAGAATATCCCACATTGTCAAATTATTATTGACCTATAAACTTAGAATAGATTACCACTTGATAATCTTTCTCTTCCATTTTGTTCACTAACTCTAAAGCTGATTTGTATTCTTCAGCTTGAGCAAGATCATCAAAACTTGCTTTATAGAAAGCAGAATTAGTAAGACCACTAATTTCTAAAATGATATATTCGTGTGTATTATCTTTCATCTTAATTATCCTTTCTGATAAATACCTTACCATAATATCCCATATAGTCAAGCAAGTTATCCACAGAAAAATAAAATAAATAGTTTGACAGAATATCCCATAAATGATAGATTGATAATAGAAAGGATGAACACAATGGGAGCAGTAAAAAGAATGTTAATGGAGTTATGGGATGAAGCAATCGATAAGATTGGAGAATATGAGGACTTCAATTCATGGGCTTCAGCTTACCCTCAATTAGATCAAGAAGAACTACGAGAACTCTGGGATGAGTTCGTGTTCGAAAGCTCACACTAACTAACCACGTGCCGTGGGCAACTACCTGTTGCCTACGGGCCCACCCACCCCCAATAGAGGTACCAGACCGTTGGCAAAATTTGCTTGAAACCTAAGGGCCCACCCACCCTTTTTGCAGACAGATGTAACTTATATACAGACATATATAGTTGATTTTGAATACTTAATGGTGTTAAATTCATTTTGAAACGATGCAGTTAGAAGGAAAAAATATTGATATCAACAAATTACCTGTTGAAGCTAAAAAAGAATTTTTACGTTACAAGATAAAACTTGAAGAAAAACGAAAAGAATCTGCAATCAAAAATGATTTCATGGCATTTGTGAAATACGTATGGCCGGACTTCATAGAGGGGTCCCATCACAAAATAATGGCTGACAAGTTTAACAAGGTGGCCAGGGGCGAATTAAAAAGAATCATT